TGGTTACAAAATACAAATTAAAATCGATCCTAAAACAAATTTAAAAATTAGAAAACTAGTTCCAAATCAGTCTGAACAAGATATTATTGAAATTATTAATAGATTATATTTTGGTTCTGATATGAAAGATTTTTATAAGATATTTAGAAATGTTACAAAGAATAACAAATTCCGTTTAGTTGATACATCATCAACTGAATTTTCTGCTATTTATTATGGTAATATAACATATTCGGATATAGTTGAACTATTAAATGATAATAAGATTTATAAAAGAAATGAACCATGGACAAGTAGTTCTGTGTCTAAAATACTATCTGAAACGGAAGATTTTAATGTAAAATATTTTAATAATACATTATCAGATGACGAAAATGAAATGTCATGTGATGAATAAAAATTAATTTTAATTTATTAACAATTAAATAAAAATTAATTTTTATAGCCCATTAATATATACTTAACAAAATAGGAAATAATATGATTGATAATATAATTGGTTTATTTGATGATATAAATAATAATGATAATATGTTTGGTGGATCTAAATCAAATTCTAAAACAAAAAATCATAGCAGATTCCAAAAAACAAAATTATACATTTACAAAATGACAACAAATTCTAATAATACATCTGATTCAAATAATTTTAATTTATGTACAACTGAATCTGCATCTGAATCTACTGATAAATCTGAATCTGCTGATAAATCTGAATCTGAATCTGAATCTGAATCTGAATTTGAATCTGAATCTGATAAATCTTCTGCTGACAGATTTATGCAAACTTTACTTATCCCTTTGACAAATGCAAATACTGTAACAGTTGGTATATTTATTAAATCTGGTTCTAGACAAGAAACCGAAGCATATGGTATTGCACATTTTTTAGAACATATGACATTCAAGGGAACTTCAAAAAGAACTTCCGAACAATTAATGTTTGATTTAGATTCAATTGGTGCAAATTACAATGCAATGACAGGACATGAATTTACTTTATACTATATTTCAGGAGATCCAAGAGATATTTTAACATTATTAGATATTGTAATCGATCTTTATTTGAATCCGATTTATCCAGATATTGATATAGAGAAAGAAAGAAATGTTGTATTAGAAGAACTTAGAATGAATCAAGATAATAATCATAAACAATTATTTATACAACTTTCTAAAAATTTATTTGAAGGGGTTGATTCATCCCTAGCTAGACCTATTATTGGTTACAAGGAAACTATATCTAATATGAATAGATCTAATATACTTTCATATAGAGAAAAAAATTATATTGGATCGAACTGTTTGTTGTGTGTTAGTGGTAATTTTGCGTCAGATGAAGTAATAAAATTCATAGAAAAACAATTCAGAGCAAAACTTTCATATGTTAAACATCCATCTAATCTTTTTCATTCAAAAATTCAGTCTGATTTTAATGTTCCACATATTTTATCTTTGAAACCAAATATTAATAGACATACACATATTGACAAAAATATTAATCAAACAATCATCAACATTGTTTTCAAAGGTTATAATTCATTTAACAAAAATAATTATGCAGTTGATCTTATTTGTGATATTTTATCTAATGGTTTTAGTTCAAGATTATTTAATCTTCTAAGAAATAAAATGGGGGTTTCTTATTATAATAATTCATATAATAGAACTTTTTCAGATAATGGTCAAGTTGTTATTAGTGTTGGTGTTGATCATAAATCTGTTATAAAAACTATAAAAGGAATTTTAGAAGAGCTAAAAAATATAGTTATGAATGGTCCAACTGAATTAGAATTAGCAAAATCCAAAAAACAAAATGAAACAAGCTTATTATTCCAATTTAAAGATCCATATGAATATTTAATGTATTATGGTATGAATCTATTAAATCATCATCCATTGTATAGTTTATCAGATATGTTAACAAATATTGAAAATGTATCAATGGAAGATATAAAAAATGTAATTTCAAGAATATTTAATAAAAATAATATTATTATTGGAACTATTGGTAAATTAAATAGTTCTGATTCAGTTGAAATAATTAAAATTATTGATAATTTTTAATGATGGTTAAAAATATAACTAGTTCCTCTAATAATTATAAGTTTTAATTATTATAAGAACTAACTATGTTTAAAAAATCTAATAAATTACAACATAATGCTAAAACTAAAAGCGCATTTCCATCAATTTATACTCACTGTACAAAACATGTGCCACAATATGCAAATACAAAACCAGATAATGCAAAACCAGATAATGCAAAACCAGATAATGCAAAACCAGATAATGAGTTTATTCATTTGTGCTTAAATACTCATCCAGTATATGCAAGTGCTAATAATTTAAAAACAGAATATAATGACCCAGCTGCATTTATTGATCCTATTCTATCAAAAATACCAACTATTTCAGAAACTGAATATCAAACGTGTTTAAATAGTCGTTTCAAAGATATAAGTGTAGTTTTTCATTTAGTGAATTATGATTATAATAATTTAAATTCTAAGCAATCAGAAATTAATGCAAATTTGTTAAAAATAATTAAAACATTAAATTCTGAATTTAATGACTCATATGTTTCAAAAATAAATAATAGTAATAATCTAAACAAAGATAACATCAAGAATTATCTAACAAAGTTTGATAAAATTTTTGGTAAAAAGTCTGTAAATTTTTTAAATCAAATCGACTTAACCGCTAATCTTGATTCTGGAATCAAATTTAATAAAACTACTGCATATTTAAAAATTTATGACAATAAAACATTAGACTTTGACACTAATTTTGCTAATATTATGAAGTTAATTAATTTTTCTAGTAATAGCTATGATTATAAATTAGATTTAAATACTAATTCTACAACTAAATCTACAACTAAATCTGCAAGTATATCTGCAGCTAATTTAGATGATATAAATAATCGTATTAATATTATTATTATCAATAAATTTTCTGATATACTAGGTATGTCATCATTTCCATGGGATGAATTAGTTAACAAGCCAACATTTTATATCACATCTCGTGTATTACTAGAACAAACTGAATATATTAAAACAGTAGTGCATGAATTAAGTCATTGTTTTGGTTTATTACACATATTTGAAACATCATATGGAATCGAAAGTAATAATAAAGGAGCATTAGAGTATAATAAATCAAATACTAATGATACTAGTTATGATTATTGTGTTGATACATTAAATTATTATAATATTAATGCAAAATCATTTATGTTTAAAGACTTTTTTAATAATCAGAATTATAACCAAACTAATATGACAAAATATGAATTTGCTAATTATATGGATTATCAATATTCTAGTAATATGTTATATTTTACCAATAATCAGATGTTTAGAATGAAATACTTCTTAAAAAATCATTTTAAATTTGATTAAATACTTAAAAAATACTAATAATAAAATTGAATAAGCCAATAAAAACTTAGTAATATCATTTTCGACTTATTCAAAAAAATGATTTATAGAATAACTAAATATAATAATTTATATAATAAATAAAAATTAAATGTCTTTAATCAGTACACCTTCTTGTTCCCAAACTCTTGATAAATTTAGAATGTTATCTATTAATATTCTAAAAAAATATGCTTCAATTGAAGATTCAGATGAATATAGTAATAATAATTTATATTATTATACTGATTCAGATGAATCATTTTTTTCGGATAATGTTATATCAAAATTCGAAAATTTATCAAATGAGTTTAATATTGGTGTAGTTAGTAGATTAAATCATGTTGAAGCTTCTGTTGTTGTATCAGTATTCAAAGCATTATTTGATAATAATTATTGGATATATGATAAAAATACAGGATCTTTCCTTTTTAAGGATTTAGAACTTTCTAAATCTGATCTATCTAATCTATATGTACAATATGATGTAGATACTTGGATACGTATCTTTGAAAAATATATTTCTGAACAATTTGATGAAATTAGTGTTATTGATGATAATACTTCTATTTTCGGATCAACATATATTTCATCAATATTACCATCAAAAAATGATGATCATCAATATATGTCAATTCATGAAATAATTAAGCTTTATTAATAGATTTTTTACTATTACTAACTAAATAAAGCATAATTTGTTATGAATTTTACCAATCATCATAATAATCATCATAATCATCGTAATCATCATCATCGTCATGATGATCGTCATAATAATCATAATCATCATCATCATAATAATAATCATCATCATCATAATCATAAAAATCATAATCATAATCATAATCATAAAAATTGATTTCATCAGGAGTAGGATTTATTTGTTTAAACTTTTCAAAACGATTAATATTAATTAGTTTTGAATGATTTTTTTTTTTAATTAAAGCCGCATTTTTTATTTGTGTTTTCATATGCAAATACTTTGCCGTTTTAGAATTTTTATCTAAATTAGATAGTTTATATTCTGTTTTTGTTAGCTTACGATTAAATTTCACTTTACTTTTTGAAGACTTAGTATTATAGTTTTTCAAAAAATGATCTATTTTTTGTTGATCATTGTCTGATTCATATAATAGCGAATACTTATTTTGTTTAATATCTGGTCTAGAATCCTGATTTATATCAGAAATTGTTGTTTTAGATGGTTTTATTAAATAACGTCTTCCATTATAATTTCTCACAATAAAATCGATAGTCTTATTTGATAATTTAATATTAGGCGATTGATTCAAAACTGAATCTGATTGATTCAAAACTGAATGTGTAAAATACAGTTCTGGATGAATTGAAATCAATAATCGTCTTACCGAATATTTATGATTTTCAATTAATATATTAAAATCGGGAATAAAAGTTTGAATATATCTGACTAAATCAGTAGGTAGTCTATCCATTAAGTAAAATAACATTAATGGTAATTTTACTGCGGTCGCATATGAACGACGTTTAATTTGATTATTTATTAGAATTGACATTATCTATAGCTCGTTAAATTTTTTTAATTTAACATATATCATTCTGTTTTTTTCAAATTTTTTTAAAGAAAATAAAAGCCATATTTATCCTATCATAATTTGTCCTTTATCAGATAATATTAAATCTATTTGAGATTTAATATTTGGATATTTATTTACAGAATAATTTGACCTATACAATACCTGATTATCCAACATAAATACAAATAAACCATTTTTTGTATACATTATATTTGGTTCACCTACATATGATATATCATTTGACTTATTATGATATAACCATCTAAATTCACCAAACACTGATGTTATCCAAAGACTACCATAAATATTGCCACACAAGAATAAATTTTATTCATACTCTTGATAAAAACCCTAACGCCATCTGAATTTTGTGAGATATAATCTAATTTAAAAACTCTATCTGTTTTCAATTTATATTTTCAACATATATTTATTAAGTAAATGATTAATTAATGAATATTTTTTTTCAATTTATTTTCAATACAATTGACTTAAGGAATTAGATAAACTAATAAATGGCGTATATCATAATGATTATTATTAATATATAAACATTATATGATGTCTTAATGATTTATAACTTTTTAATGTATATCATTAAAATCATATACATTAGAAAAAAATAATAAAATTTAAACGAATTTAAGTAAAATAAAAATATTTTTGCGAGTGGTTATATTTTATAACTAGTAAACATGTTAAAAATAATAAATAAAATTTATTATATAATTTTATCAAAAGTATAATTTTTCATGGCATCCCAAAGGGATGCTAGCTAGTTCTGATGATAATATATAATAATGAAAATAATTTAAGATGTATTAATACATCTTAAATTATTTTCATTATTATATATTATCATCAGAACCATGTAATTTGGATTTTAAGTTTTTATTTATATTTGTTTCACTTTTGTCTTTATCTAAATAAGCCTCTAATAATTTTTCTAAATCATATTTATTATGATAATCTTTAACGTACCATTTACTAAATGGTATTTTAGATGTTCTTGGATTTGATGCATCTTTTTTTGTGAAGTTTAAACATATATATATATTAAAAAAATTTGTTAACTGAGAATGAGTTAAATTAGAATTTATTATATCCGGTATTATTTTAAACAATCCTTTTATTAATTCGCTTTTATTTATTTTTACATTGTAATTCTCATTATAATTCTCTGTAATATTATCACACATTAGTTCAAATATTTGTTCCAATATACTAATAATTTTTATAATAGTGTATGTTTTTTTATATGTCGTAGATGTGTCTTTATTATGTTCATTCATAATAGAAAATTTAAAATTGCTTTTTATTAATTTAAAATACTCTTCAATATTCCATCTTGAATTATATATTTTTTTAATGTCTTCGTCTGAATATGTTTCGTCTAAATTAGTTGCAATATTACAATTTACTTTTTCAGTTATTCTATATTGTTCTTTTTGTTTAGTTTTTTTATTGGTTAATTCTTTGGTATATTCTTTAATAAAATTATAATTAATAAAACGAGTATTAGTTGGAACTTGTTTAACATTATTTAAATTCGGTCCATTTAAATCAGTTTCATTTAGATGTTTACAATTATTTTTGATTCTTATTACAAATTTTGAATTTTTATTTTTTAAGAAATTCATTAGATCATAAGAAAAATAAGCTCTATCACAAACAAAAATAATATTGTTCGTTTCTAATTTTCCCTCATTTATTATTTTTATAAATGAGTTTATTTCACTATTACGTTTATTTTCTATAGGATCTAATTCTAGTGGAATATTATTTGTTATATCGTAATATCCCATATTTAAAGTAGTTTCTAATTTACTATCTTTTTTATAATTAGTGTTGTTATAAGTACCATCAACGGCTACTATTGTATGATGAGTTTTTTTAGAATATTTTTTATAAATATTATATACTTTTTCATATATACTATCATAATACTCCAAAGGTATTTTCTGTTCTTTTTTATAAAAAGAAGTATTATCACACAAAATATTATTATCTAATTTATAATCATTAATAATATTTTTTTGTGTATTGTGTTTTTGAGCATATTTAAATTTATATATTAAAGCATCACTAAGAGTTATTTTTCTTGTTCTGGTTTTAATATTTAATTTCTTTAACATATCAGTTATTTTAATGTCTGAATCATTAAAGATATCATTAAGATCATTAGTTAGATTTTTTATATTTAATTCAAATTTATTACTATTAAATATATCAGTTTTATTAAACATCGTTTTTATAATATAATATTTTTTTATGATTAAAACAACATTATATTATAATAAAAAATATTTTTTATATGATTTTGGCTTTTATAATTCCTTAAGTCAATTGTATTAATTTATTTTCAATTTATTTTTATTAACTATATATAGTTAATGAATATTGAGATTAAAAT